CCCCTACAGTAAGTTCCTCTGGCTCAATGCCACGCAATACACTACGTAGTATAGCATTGAACTTCTTCTCAAAGTTATCACCACTGATTTCAGCGATCAACTTTTCATCCCTTCCTTTGAACGAGCGAATTTGAATCTGGTCCTTGGCATTATCCTTTTCTATTCCAGGATACACAAGGCATCTTGAAGGTAGTTTTACTGGGAAATACGTTGAATTGTCTTGCATCTTAAAATCTCCTCTTTGTTTTTGTTAGGAGTGCTAAAAGGTAGTGTATTCAATTCTGTCCACCTCAAAGCTTACATCGACCTTTGTTACTTCACTATTTTTATACGAAAGCTCATATGACGGGAATATCACGGGGAAGCAATTGATAAACGCATACTGTCCCAATGTTATTCCCGACACATCAGTGAATCGTAACATTATTGTTTTCTGATAATGAAACTTCGGATAATACAGTCCTGCTGGAGAAATGATAAGATTTTTCCATGCGTTAAAGTATGCCGAGACTGCGTCAGGCATAGTTTTCAGGAACGTCATATCAAGAGTTTCAGTTGTTAACAACCCTGCGAACTTAGCTTCATAGGGGCCGAACCGCATCTTATGGGGATCTTTAATGCTATAATCTCCAAACGATACTTCTTGGACCAATTGCCCTAAAGCAAAACCTATTAGTCCTAACGCAGGAAATCCTACATCTGGGAGGAGGACGTCCCACATGTAGTTTCGCTGGAAACGATAATATGGTAATGCTATCGCACTTGGTTGACCAACCCCTATTGCCATTTAGTTATCCTTTATTGAGGCTGATATTCAAAGGAGTCGAACGTAAATTCAACTGAATACGTTACGATCTTGCTATCGGTATAGCTCAATGCATATTTCCCGATATTAGAAATCCAGCATCCTTTGAGTTTAAGCCTCATCGACGTTGAACCATCCACTTTCAAGAGACTGATATAAGCATCGGTCTTATAAAAGGGATCACCAACACCAATTCCAAGAACATCGTTCGTAATATTCTGGCACCAAGCATACAGCGCATCATAAATCCTATGGTCTTCACCTTCGCGGAAAGTACATGTCCACTTATGGTCATACACTTTCTTTCCTGCGACTTGAATACCAGCCGTAGCTTTGTACGCAATCCCGATCGGATCATTACCGACGCTTGGAATTTCCGAAGCCTCTGCACGAATCTGGAGTGTATTAGAATCACCACCCCCGACTGGCACCGGAATCAGGACGTCGAATAGATACGACCTTTGCGGATTTGTTAAGTTTGCCTTAAGTGAGTCAACTGAAAAGTCCATTTGTTTTTCTCCTCCTGTTTAATTACAGGTTCACGCCTTGAGCGATGAGCTCGGCGAAAGCGGTTCCTGTTGATGTAACGATCGTTTGGAGCTGGATGAATTCAGCCGTACGGATCGGTTTCACGAATACGTCCACATGAAGCTCGTTGTTGTCAATTGTTTGCGGCGTATTGTTCGTAAGATCGCAAACAACTTTATAGCCCTTTGGATCAACCGCGGTCTGTTGAAATGCACCACCAGCTGCCATCTGATCCAAATACTGTTCCAACATCGCTGTGACACGGAACCGAGTCGTATCATTGTTTGGTTCGAAGACGAAATATTTTAAAGCAATCGTCAATGCTTTTTCCATGGTGATCAACATTCTACGAACATTGATCCTTGAAAGAGCAGAGGATTTTGATTGCTGTGTCTTCTGACCCCAGATTGGATTTCCCTGTCCAGGGAAAGTCTGGATAGGATTGACCTGTGCAGCATATAGAACATCTCGATTTCCTTGGCTAAAAATCGTCGAGAGTGCAAGCACATTAGGAATACCACGGTTCAATCCAGCAGGGGCATCCCAAACATTCGCTTGATAATCGTTATATGCAAATTGACTCGCAACAAATCCACTCGGTGGAACATAGACCAACGTCGCATTGTATTGATCGTAGATCTGAACCCAAGGAGCGTACATCGCTGCATAACTGGAATTCCAGTTTGTTGTTGTGTTTCTGAAAGTCAAAATAGATTGTGTAACGTCATCAGCAATACCCGTGTACAACGGAGTATCGAGAATCGCAATACAATCCTTTCTAGATTCAGCAACACCTTTAATAGCGTTTTGAACCGCGAATGAAGTTTGACCCGCACCAATGAGAATGCGGATATCAACCACATCTGGATTAATGAATTGCTGCCATCCAGCTTCGAACTCAGCATCTCCAGCCGGTGAACCATCATCTCCAGCACCCATATAAAGAGTAGACGCTTGAGGTGTTGGAACGTTTCCTTCATCAACAGTGCTGTCAGCAACTAAGATGTAGCTCGAGAACCCATTGATCTTTGTCTCAAGATAGATCTGATTGCCATAGCCATCGAGGCCATGCTGACGGCTTACGTTCCATCGTTCAACCTCAGTTACATTTCCATCTAAATCCTTTGTGTACACAACAATATCAAAGGTGTTCGGATTGCTACCAACACCCATCACGATGTTTTGGATCTGGATCCCGATGTTTTCTGTCCAAGCACCTGGATTGATACCATAGATGTAGAACAGATTAAGCTCACCTGATATTGCAACGAAGTCAGGAGAAGCCTGTCCAATTGTGTTGACAACGTTAGGATTCGAATTGTAGCGAATCTTTACGCTACCATACAAAGCACCATTAGCAACACGGAGAGCCCAGAGCTGATTTCCATTCTCAAGATACGCAAGAGCAGCGTAGTGAAAACCATTGCCAAGAACGGGTTGACCATATTGATTAATGAACTGCTGTGTATTGGTGATAAGCCGAATCTTTGATGTATCACCTTTTGGCGAAGCGCCCACGATCGCTGCAGATGTAGTGGATAAGTTTGTGATAATATTCGAAAGATCCACTTCTTTTGAATAGATACCAGGGCTCAAGTAAATTGACATTTTATATTTCCTCCATTGTTACATTAGTTAAAACATTCCAAATAAGCCAGCAGATTTTCTGACTTGTTTCAGTATTGCTTTCAAATCCTCTCGTAGATCAATTTCTACTATGAGTTCTTCTACTGTTTCTTTTCCCAGCAAAAACGAATAAAACTTACGTATGAATTTTACCAAATTGATCTTCGGGTATTCAATGACCCACTTTCCGTATATTGCGTTCCTCCTTTGATCGTCTATATAATCTAAAAATTTGTCATACGACATTGTTTCGTTTCTAACCTTCTCATCAGGATTGTTATGAACAATCTTGATCTTACCCCAAAGAGAAATCCTGTACAACCAGGCCTCGAATGTCCCATCTCCAGTCGCAGGTCTTGCATCTGGAACAGCCAATAATGTATCGATCCTCTTCTTTTCCTCGTCTGAGATCTTCAGCTTATCCCACTTCTTACCTTCTTTGTCCTGAAGAAACTTCATGACATCAGTATCAAAGAATCCTTCGTAAATGCTATCGAAAATATCGAAATAATCTCTCATTGGTATATCGTCCCAGTCGTTGAAGTAGGAGTAATGATGTACTCCGCTAATAGCGTATCAACGTAGTTCGGTGCATAGCCTTCTCTTAAAAAGACATCCAGAATAATCTTGAGCACTGTCTTCTGGCTATACATCGTCAGTGCCCAACCTTCCATCTCAGCAGTGTACTTATGCACATAATAAAGACCCTTGTCGTACATCGTTTCAATTGTACCTTCATCTCTTACGCTACCAAACTTTAAGTACATATCCATCTCATATAAATTGGCATAGAAAAGTTTGATATTAGGATTGTCATGCAACCAATTCATATATGACTCTGTGCAATGCTGCAGCTTATCCAGATCACGAGACCAGATCCAGAAGTCGTAATTCATTTTGATAGGAACACCTTTGACCGTAACAATTTCAGTCTTTGAGCTATCATTGTACTGGAGCATAACACCTTGACGAGAAAGCATTGACTGTTGCCTTGCCCAATCAAAGGTGATATCGCTTCTCCAACAGCTAATGAACTCAACATTTCCAACGCCTCGCTTCTCACCAATCTCTCGTTGAGCTACGGCTTTAGGAAAGAAGACGCAATCTGCATTGGGATCTGTTAGACCAAGGTATGGCCCAAAGCGAGTATAGATCGCTTGTTTAAATGCCATGTCCATGATCTGAATAAAGCTATCAGCCATTACGATTGCCTCTGACTATTGCGAAAGTTCACTATGTTTTGTAAGAAGATCTTCCAAATAGCTTCCTTGCAAATCCTATCCATTGCTGCAATATGCAATCCTAACCACTTCTCGAAATAAGACTCTGGCTCTATAACCGTGAGTTTGCAACAAATAAGGTAATCATTAAAGATCTTGTTCGCTAGCAAACACATAGCAGCGACTTGATCTTGAGACAACTTCTGCAAAAAATCTTTTTTCTTATCCATTTAATTGCTGCCTTCCTTCGCGGATAGGATTGATCTCTGACAAGTCGTACTCTACATCAACGAATTTCCGTATTGAGTCCATGTTCCTTACGTTCATATCTTTCAATTCCATGCCTGGCTTAATCACTATTGTCGTACGCTCATCGACCTGTACCGCGATATCTGTTTCCGATGTGTTCTTAATCTTTCTTACGTTCATGGTCTTTTTCCTTGCATTTGCAACCCTTGAATGGACATACACCGTGACGTCCCCGAAAGAACCACCAGATTTCCATCTTTATATAATCCCACAATAGAGTCCATATCGACTTCACTTATTCCTTCTTGGAGCAAGCTTGAAATACCGGAAGACTTCTTGATCGTAAAAATTCTTCATGATCACGTCGATAATTTCAAACTCGTCGGTATCGTACTGATCAGGAATGTATTTTGATTCCACTTTGATATAGCTGTGCATGATAACTTCTGGGATATTCTTAAACCTTGCAATCGTAGGTGGCACTTGATTATCTTCCAAGAAAATACCGAGCTTCCTCAAACGATGCATGTCTTTCATAAACCATTCAATCCAAACTGGCACTTGATCGTATCGACGATATGTATGGTCAATTGGAGCACGATAGGCATCTTTAGGTTCTATAGCCGTAAGGTTTGTTGGAACATACAACGTACAAGTAATCCCATAGAGATCAACTCCAATGTCGTTGAATGTCCGTACCACTCCCAAAATTGAGGAGGGGATTTGCATGCTCATTGTATTACCTCATGTGCCTTAGTCATATGATCAGTTAGATCTTGCGATTGTGGTTCTATCGTATGTGAAAGCTCATATTTTATTTGTTTCAAAAGATCATAGCCTTCGTTCTTTCTACCAATTCCATTTAAGATCACTGTCGCAACAATGATAACCACACCTACTATACCGATAAACCATTTCACATGACCAATGTCTTTTGCAATACTACTATTGCTGAGTTCTTCGGCAAATGTGGTTTTCAAAGTTGTGGTTGCCGCGGCACATTGTGTTGTTTGTCCCTTTTTAGTTTCTTCGACTTCTTCTTTCAACTTCTCGATCATCACAATGATTGCCCCTGAGATCTCTTTAGACAATCCATTATAAAGCCGCTCATAGATTTTATTCTCACGTTCTACGATTGTAGACAGGTGATTAGCGATGACGGTCAACTGTTCTACGTTCTTAGACTGAACTTCGATCATCGCTTTTAACTCTTCTTTGGTTACTTCATTCGCCATGCTTTTTAATCTCCACATCCAAGGTTGGAATGGAAGCGTCTCTAGGAATACAGACATACACCATTCTCGTGTCGTCTGTAAGAGGTTTGCTATGATGCATACAACCTGCTTCTACAACGCAACATTCCCCTTCTCGTACAACACGCAAATCTCTTCCATCTACATTAAAAATAATACTTCCCTTAATCACGATAAGAAACTCTCGTGACCCCGGATGCACATGCGTCTCACATTGCCCGATCTCAACATGAGGTATCGTTACAAATCCTACCGAACAATTGTCATCTTCATGCAATGGTTCGAGTATCCACTTATTCGCCGGAGATTCAACACCCCGATGCTTTACATTTCGCAATTCCATTGTCCCACGTTCAAGCATCTTGTCGATCGTATTCTGCATTGCTTTGACTTGATCAAGTTGTTCTAGTATTGTCATAGTTTTCATTTTAGGAAAACATGATTCCCGATTTGTTTGATGAATGTTGTGTTATGAACCCAAGATTTTTTCATTGCCATCTTTTCATCGTACTTTTCTTTGGTCATGTAATAAATCGCACCACCAGTGATGTCATCTAATGTACCGATCTGAGCTGCCAGTTTATCAGCAATTTTCTTAACCTTTTTATAATTAGCATTCATCACTGTTGGATTAGATATAACAGAGAACTGACCAGGTTCTTTCACAACCTTCAAAGGATTACCACCGCGATTCTGAATAACACATGCCACAGCTTTCATTCCTTCATAACCATCACTTGCAGCTTCACCAGCAATAACTCTTGCAACAAGATTTGAAGTCGCTGGTTTGACAGCATGTGTATGAGGTTTAGTCGCCATTGCATCGCCTTGAATAGGATTCAGGAGCAGTGCACCAGCCAAAGCGGCGGATGCAGCTGCTCCACGAAGATCCTCTCGAACTTGTTGCTCAACGAGCAATTGTTCGACTAATTCCCTCATTTACTTCTTGCCTTTCATCGATGCAACCTTCGCATGAACTCGTTCCCAAGTCTTTTTAGGGAGCTTAATGGTCCGAGTCTCTTTGATGAACTTCTGTTCTTTTTCCGTCAGTTTCTTTTTGCTCCCGAGATAATCGG